ACATCAGGCATTTAGATTAGGCACATGTCCAAACACGGACCTTGACTTAACTTTTGGAGATGGCAGAATGCCTACAGTTGTGGAACGAGTTAGCGTTGTAGAAGTACAAGTTGCTAACCTAGACGAACGATTTGACGAACTTAAAGATGATGTACGCGACATGGGCGTATCTATCAGTTCACGCCTTGATCACATGTACGATGCTTCATGCACTCAACACGCAGAGTTAGGTCGACGCCTACAAGAAAGCCAAGATACTCTCAATAACACACTAGCAACTAACAAACAAGAGCTAACTACTAAGATTGAGAATTTAGAAAAAATTAAAAACAAATGGACAATGTATGTGATGCTCTTATTAGCATTTGGCGCAGGCACTGGCTGGATGGGGCATCTTGATATAAAGACTATTATTAAATTCCTTGGCCTATGAGCAATGATAAATGCAACTAATCGAATTTTCAGAATCACCTATAAGTCCAGTAGTATTCCACGATACTTTAAATCCTGCTCTGTGGGAAAATAATCGATTAAGAGCAGAAGTCCGATACAAGTTATTGTATATTGCAAAACACTTTGCACAGTTTTTAAAAGTCCCCCAATTAAATTTACGAGACATCACAATAAGCGGAAGTAATGCCGCATATGGTTATTCAGATAACAGTGATGTAGATCTACATCTAGTTGTAGATATCCCAACAGACTCGCCTGAAATGCTTGAGTTGTATGACGCTAAAAAGAATCAATACAATTCTAAGTATTCAATTACAGTTCGTGATATAGATGTAGAACTGTATGTACAAGATAGTAAACAAAAACACCACTCAGCTGGTATCTATAGTGTGCTTAACGATCAATGGTTAAGTACTCCTAAAAAGGTAGTACCTAAGATATCAGACGCAGAAGTAAAGCGCAAAGCCCGTAATTATTCAGGGCAGATTAATCAAGCACTTCGCTCAAATGACTTAAATACTGCAACTAAAACAATGGCGGACATTCGTCGATTGCGACAAGCTGGATTAGAGTCTGGCGGTGAGTACTCAGTGGAGAACTTAGCATTTAAACTGTTAAGGTCTAGAGGTACAATAGACAAGTTGCGCCGTTACATTGATAGATTGCAAAGTGCTGAATTAAGCCTTAAGGAAAGAACATGAAAGTTAACGATATTGTAAAAGAAGCTGTACTAAAAGCATACGATGGCAAGCAGGCAACTATCGATGATCCAGAACACGGTAAGACTATTAACTTAGATCTAACCAAGCCAGAGAATGCCGCTAGTTTAAAGCCTAATGACCAAGGTGAGCTAGAGTATGATCCTACTCCAGAGATTGGTGGTCCAGCTGCCGCCGGCGGCGAGCCAGCAGGTCCTAAGCCAGGTACACAAGTTACTATCAAGGCAGACGAAACAGGCGACTTTGCTGTACAAGATAAGACTGATGACTTGATTAACGATGTTGAACTTGATGTTGAAGAAATGGATAAAAGTGCTCCACAGCCTGGCCGTGACGGACATGTGAGTCACAAGACATACGGTTCAAGAGATCACTACGAGCTTGGACATGAAAAAGAATACACTGGTAAAGTTGTAAAACCTGAAGAAGTAGCAAAGGCTGGATTGGAAGTTCTTAAGAAGCACGGCTTTGCAGAATCTCGTAAGTCACAAAGCCCTGATGACAAGCTACTACAACAGATGTTAACTATTGCAGGCTTAAGATGAAAATCAGCGATCTAATCGAACACTTTGAAATCTGGACAACTAACGAAGAAGCAGAGCTTCTTAAAAAGTTAAGTAAACCAGTTGCTGTGTCAGCCCTTAGCGAACACGAGCAATTCCAAGTTCAGTCGATGATTCGTAAAAGTTTGGTAACTAAGATAGGATACGAAAATCCTAAAGTAGTTGCAAATGAAAAAATCAAATAAAAAGACCAACAAACAAAAACTAGTTAAAGAGCTTGCAGAGCAATTTAAAAGCGAGCTTGATACAAAACTCCCCGTGGCTGTACTGCCCAACGGTAACATGGTCTACAAAGACTTCTTAGTTAAGCCCATGCAAAATGGCAACTGGGGAGTGTTCCATGTAAGGACTAAAGAGCTAGTAGAACAGTACTTTCTTAAGACCTGTGCGTTAATGGGTGCAAAAGCCTACAACAATACGCAAATGACCAAGTTTAATGAAATCAAAGAGCTAGATAATAAGTACTGGGCACACTATTGCGATAGCGTTATTTTTAAAAATAATATTAAATCCGCTAGTGAGTTCGATAGATATATAGTATTGTTAAACAGACTCGAAGAAAGCACCTGCAGAGCCCAGTTCTACAAGGAAGAAATTTCTAGAATGTTTAAATGGTCTTTTGTATAAATACTACAATAAGACAGCTTAGGAAGCCATCATGCAAATTAAAGAATTTAGTCAACCAGTTACTAGCAAGAAACTCAACGAGAATCTAGCTAAGAAATTTGGATACAGAATCAACTTAGAACAGTTTTCTGATGTTCAACTTGAACAAACTGCGCACAAAGATTAGTCAATTTGAACTAAGCGAGAGCTTTGACAGTATCCACGAAAGCCCAGAGTATCAAAAGACTCGTATGTTCCTTGATTGTATCAATCAAGAGATCATGGAGCGTGAAGAGCAAGTTCAAGAATCAGAAAAGACAGATTCAACATGGACTGACAAGAGTGGGAAGAAGCATCCTGCTACAAAAGTTAAAGGCGACAAGTACACTGGTGCTGAAGCAGAAAGTGAAGAGCGTGGCGCAAAGAGAAAAGATCTAGATGATCTAAAGGGTCCTAAGATGAAGAGTGAAAGTTATATTACTAGCACGATCCGTCAGCGTGGCAACGAGTTATCTGTTCCAGAACAGTGGATCGACTCTGCAATCGCTCGTATGGAATTGGGCGAGTCTGATAAAGACGAACTAAAAGCAGAACTAGCTATTCGTTATGACATTAACGAAAGCACAGCTAGCTGGATGCTATTAGAAGGTGAAGAAGACAAAGCCGAAACAATCATGGCTACTAAAGACATGGTTGACCGTATCACTGGTTGGTTAGAAGATGTGGCTGCTATGAAGGCAGAACAACTATTAGAACTACAAGATGCTATTAGAGAACAACAAGGTAGTGATGTTGCTCAACAGTACACTGATGCAGTTAAGCCTGCACTAGAAGCAATCTACGCTACACTAGAAACAAGCCGTCAAGGTTTAACATCTGGTTTATCAATTGTATCAGGCGAAGGCCCAGACACAATGGGCGCACCAGCAGGTGGCGAACTAGGTGGTGTTGATCTAGGCGAACCAGAAGAAACTCCAGAGCCTGCAATGGGCGGAGCTCCAGCTGCACCAGAAGCCGCTGGTCGTGAAAAGCGCGAGTCAATCGACTACAGTCGTCGATTAGGCATGTTGCTAGCACAGTCAAAAAAAAAGTAATCAGTGAGTCTGTAGATCCTTTAATAATTTTATTAAGGACTCTACAGGCGGCTGCTAACAACTCAAATACACAAGCACCGTTAACATGGCAAGCCCTGCAAAATCAGGGCGTTCCTATTGGCTATGATGAATTTGCTGCTCGTTGGGATTCAGATGAACCAGATGATGCTATTCTTAAGAAACTAGTAGACCGTTTTGACGGACATGGATTGGTTATCAAAACCAAAGAAAAAGAACAGCAAGGCCATTCAGAGAAGACAGGTGAAGTTTCTAAAATGGCAAAGCGAGCAACTAAGCTAGGCAAATAAGTCTTGACAAGTGGTGCAAGACCATATATACTTGCACCATGACCCTACTTAAAACTAAGTTTAACTACACGCCTATTAATAGAGAAAGTGTAGAAGGCAAGCGTTTATACGCTACGCCAGATGGATCCAAAGTTCCATCAGTAACAACAATCCTAGATAAAACTAAACCATTTGAAAAGGTACAAGCCTTGCTCAATTGGAAGAAAGCTGTTGGCGAAAAGAAAGCCCAAGAGATTGTTACAGAAGCTGCTAGTCGCGGCACTAGGATGCACAAGTTCCTAGAAGACTATATTACAGAAGGTGTTCTTAACGAACCTGGTTCTAATCCATACTCTGTACAAAGCCACAAAATGGCCAAACACATTGTTGAACATGGTCTTAAAAATGTTGACGAAGTTTGGGGTGTTGAAGTACCCCTATACTATCCAGGGCTATACGCAGGCACAACTGACTGTGTAGGTGTACATCTAGCTGAAGAAGCTATTATGGACCATAAGCAAACTAACAAGCCTAAAAAGCAAGAGTGGATTGAAGATTACTACTTGCAAATGGTTGCTTATGCTCTAGCACACAATAAAGTACACGGCACTAACATTCGTAAGGGTGTTGTGTTTATGTGCGTTAAACCGCCTGAAATCAAGCCGTTAATCTGGGGTGATCCTGCTTATCAGGAATTTATCCTAACTCCAGACATGTTTAATCATTGGGAAAGCCAGTGGTGGAATAGAGTGGAACAATACTACCGCGAAAACTGATAAATATCCCATAAGAGGATATTTTTATGGCTGTCGTACAGATTAGTAGAATACAAGTACGCCGTGGCAGAGCAAACGGCGGCACAGGAGTTCCACAACTCGCAAGTGGTGAATTAGCATGGGCTGTAGATACCCAAGAATTGTTTATTGGTAATGGCTCTGTCAGCGAAGGTGCTCCTGCTGTAGGTAATACTAAGATTCTTACAGATAGAGATTACTTACTAGATGCGTTTAACTACACATTTAGAAAAGGTGACACTACAATTGAAACCGGCCCAGACGGTAACGAAACTGAAGTATCCTTACAAGTTCGTTTAGACCAAGTTGTATTTGCAAATCAGTTTGGTGCTATCGGCGATGGCCTAGCAGATGACACAGCTGCATTACAACGAGCATTAGACAATCTATACTTGAATTCATTAAATGATGTAGTTGCCAAGATGATTCTTAATCTTCAAGTAGGTACTTACAGAATTACAGATACACTTTACATTCCTAGTTGGGCAAATGTAAGAGGTGCTGGTATTGATAAAACAATTATCATGTATGAAGGCACAGGTCCTGCATTTAAGTTTGTAAATGAAACAGCTACTCCAGGCAATCCTAGCACAATAAACACATCGACTTATACTAATCAGGCTAAGTTTGTAACACTAGAAGGTTTTACAATAGACACAGCGATTGCAGAAGATGTTGCTATCGTTATGGATGCTGTTCGTGACAGCTCGTTCAAAGATATCTTGATTAAAGGTAACTGGGACAATACTCCTAATGCCGCCAATAAAGGTATTGAACTTAATAACTTTGGTACATTTGGTGCGGGTGCTGTTTGTGTTAGAAATAAATTTAACAATGTAAGAGTGTCTGGATTTACCTACGGTGTGTATTCAGATTCGGAAATTGATTCTAATCGCTTCCAAGGCGGTTCAGTTGTTAATTGCTACCACGGTTTTGCATTTGGTCTTGGTCTAGACATTGGTGTTACAGGCCCTCACAATAATACAATCGACGATGTTTATTTTGAAGACATCAAACACAATGCTGTTCGTATTAACAACGGATATGGCAACACTCTAAGCAATTCTGTAATGTCAAATGTTGGTAACGACGGCGGCGGTGTAGAAAGTCCATTGTACCCACAAGTTTACTTTAGAGAAGGCGGTAATGGCGCATTTGGTAACAAGTCTGATAGAGAAACTGTACTTAGTGTTGTAAATGCAACAGCACCCTTCTTAGGAATAATTGAAGGTGCAGCTTCTAATACATCACTAAACAACTACAGTAGTGAGATTGTTCAAAGTTTAACACCTACTCAAATATTTAGATTGCCGGTAGCTACTAACAGCTCAGGCTATAAGATTACCTATCTATACAATAGTCCGGCCCTGTCAATTAGTCGTCGTGGAACTATTACAGTAATTGTTAACCCATCAATCGGCGAAGTTAGTTGGACAGACGATTATGACTTTGCCGGATCGTTGGACAAAGATGATTCATTGTTCTTCACAGCTGAATTCATTGATGCTAACTCAGACACAACAGATGATACTGTTGCTGTGTACTACACCAACACTGAAAATGATGTCGATGCAACATTGACATACACATACTCAACCATTTCTTCCTAACCATTTATTGGATAAGCAAGTCAAAAACTCTAGACTTATCCAATAAATGCGTGTATAATTTCTTACTTACCCGAGCTAAGATTTTATGCTATTTTCATCCCCCGTAAATCCCGCATTAATACAGGCAAAATCGCCGGTACCAGGATACCTGCGTCTCAGATTACTGAACTATAAATAAAAACCTAAGCGAATCCCCCAGAATTATAAACAGAAGAGTAAAATGAACAGAATAACAGTTATAAAAAGAAGCGGCAATAAAGAACCGCTAGCCGTTGAAAAATGGCAGGCACAAGTGGCGAAAGTGTGTAGTGGAATTGCTGATGTTAGTCAGTCAATGATTGAAATCAAGAGTCAACCACATTTTTATGACGGCATTACAACTCAAGAGATTGACGAGATTACACTTCGTGCAATCGTTGATCTTATTGATGTTGAACACAATCCGGATGTAGGACATACTAACTATCAGTATGTTGCAGGCAAGCAACGCCTAAGTATGCTACGCAAGGATGTCTACGGACAGTACGAAGTTCCGCACCTATACAGCATTATCCAGAAGAATGTTGCTACTGGCTTGTACACACCAGAGCTTCTAGAGTGGTACACTGAAGACGATTGGAACAAGATGAATGACATGCTTGAGCATGAGAAGGACGAACAATATTCTTATGCCGCTATCGAACAGTTGATTGAAAAGTACCTAGTTCGTAATCGTGCTACGAAAGAAATTTATGAAACACCTCAAATCCGTTACATGGTTGCCGCGGCTACAGTCTTCCATAAAGAAGAACCTAACACAGCCCGTATGCGCTATATTAAAGAATACTATAATGCGGCTAGCGATGGCCTATTTACTCTTGCTACTCCTGTTCTTGCTGGTCTTGGAACTCCAACAAAGCAATTCTCATCCTGTGTCCTTATTCGTAGCGACGATGATCTTGACAGTATATTTGCTAGCGGAGAAATGATGGCCAAGTATGCCAGCAAGCGAGCAGGCATTGGTTTGGAAATCGGTCGTCTCCGCCCACTAGGTAGCCCCATCAGAGGCGGCGAGATCATGCACACTGGTATGATACCATTCTTGAAGAAGTGGTTTGGTGATTTAAGAAGTTGTTCACAAGGAGGCATTCGTAATGCTAGTGCTACAGTTTTTTATCCTATCTGGCATCATCAGTTTGATGATCTTATTGTTCTTAAAAATAATCAAGGTACTGAAGAAACACGAGTAAGACACATGGACTACGGTGTTGTGCTTTCCGCCCTCTTCTGGAGAAGATTTAAAAACAAAGAACAAATAACTTTCTTTGATCCTAACGAAGTACCTGACTTGTATCAAGCATTTTATTCAAACACTGAGTTGTTTGAAGAACTGTATGTTAAGTATGAAAAACAAAAAGGTTTGAGAAAGAAAACAATGTCAGCTGAGGAAGTATTCAAAAGCGGCATTCTAAAAGAGAGAACTGATACCGGACGAATCTATCTAGTGTTCATTGATAATGTAATGAACCAAGGACCATTTGATCCAGAGTATCATACAATTTATCAGAGTAACCTTTGCTGTGAAATTCTATTACCTACTAAGCCATTTAAGCGTCTTGATGACGATGCTGGCCGCATCGCTCTTTGTACTTTGGGCTCCATTAACTGGGGAGCATTTAGAAATCCTGAGGATATGCGTAGAGCTTGCCGCATCCTGCAGCGTAGTCTATGCAACATATTGGACTACCAAGACTTCCTAAGTATTCAAAGTAAACTAAGCAACGATGAGATCCAACCGCTAGGCATTGGTATTACTAACCTAGCATACTGGCACGCCAAGCGTAGTTTGAAGTATGGCGAGAAAGATGCGCTACAAGAAGTTAAGAGCTGGATGGAGCATCAAGCATTCTACCTTACTGAAGCTACAGTTGAACTAGCTAAAGAAAGAGGTCCGTGCTTACACAGCGATAAGACTCGTTACGGCAAGGGTATATTTCCGTGGGAACTACGCTCTAAGGGTGCTAACGAACTAGCAGACTTTACTCCAGAACTTGACTGGGAAAGCCTCCGCACTAATATGAAACAGTACGGTGTTCGTAATGCTACACTAATGGCAGTTGCACCAGTTGAGTCTAGTTCAGTTGTTATTAATTCAACTAATGGTATTGAAATGCCAATGAGCTTGATTAGTACTAAAGAGTCTAAGGCAGGATCATTTACACAAGTTGTACCTGAGTACCACAAGTTGAAAAACAAGTATCAACTAATGTGGGAACAGAAAGACTGTGATGGCTACATTAAAACAGCGGCTGTTATTGCAGCCTATGTTGATCAATCAATTAGTACTAACACATTCTACAATCCAGCACACTTCCCAGATCGTAAAGTGCCAACGACATTGATTGCCAAGAACCTGATGCAGGCACAGTTGTGGGGATTGAAAACATTCTACTACAGTTTGATTAACAAAGCAGGTAGCAAGGCTATTGCTGATGTAGCACCAGAGATGACACAAGTTAACGGAGTTCAAGTTAACGGGTATCATCTAGAAGAATTAGAAGATGATTGCGAGGCATGTAAGTTATAATGTTAGAAACTATCTGTGACATAATGGTAGACGCTTATAAGCGTAATTGGATTACTAGCCGTGACGGTAATGTAAGCATTCGTCACCACGACCGTGACCACTTTTATATTACACCAAGCGGTGTGCGTAAGCAAACGCTACAACCTGATCAGTTTAAGAAGATTGGCATTGAAAAAGGTTACTACGATCAGCCGCCGAGGTTGTATCATGTTAGTAAAGAGTTAGAGTACAGTGACATCAGTAAGAATCTAAAGCCTAGCGGAGAACTTCCATTGCACTTTGGCTTACAAAAAGAATTAGGGCAACACAGCAATGATGTTCGAGTAGTAGTTCATGTACATCCTACTTACTGTATTGCGGCCATGCATGCCGGTATTGACCTTAGCACTATTAGCGAGTCGTTCCCAGAACTCAATCGATATACAAAGGTAGCACCAAATGTAGGCGATGTTCCGCCAATTAGTCAAGAGCTTGCAGACCAGTGCCATAAGATGTTACAATTAGATAAACACGGCAATATTGCGTATGACATTGTAGGTATCAAAGGACACGGAGTTGTTGCTATTGATACAAGCCCATGGCGTGCCTATGAGCACATTGAACGACTTGAACATATTTGTAAAATTGTACTTGCATCAGGAGAATACAAAAAATGAGTTATTCAGATAAAGTTATTGACCACTATGAGAATCCTCGTAATGTAGGTAGCTTTGCTAAGGATGACGAGGGTGTTGGCACCGGAATGGTTGGTGCACCTGCCTGCGGTGATGTAATGAAATTACAAATAAAGGTAAACAGCAATGGCATTATCGAAGATGCAAAATTTAAAACATATGGGTGTGGCTCAGCGATCGCAAGTTCATCACTCATTACTGAGTGGGTCAAAGGTAAGACGCTGGACGAAGCAGGATCTATTAAGAATTCTGAGATCGCCGAACATCTTGCACTCCCCCCAGTTAAAATACATTGCTCAATACTTGCTGAAGACGCGATCAAAGCAGCTATAAATGATTACCGTAACAAACAAGGCCAAAGAGAAAATTAAACGATTGCTCAAGAGTCGGGGCAACGGTGTTGGTATTCGGGTAGGCGTTAGAACCACTGGATGCAGTGGTTTAGCTTATACCTTAGAGTATGTAGATAAGTATGAAGCAGAAGTAGGAGTTACTAATTTTGCTACTGATGAGTTTGTAGTGTTAGTTGATGCAAAGTCATTAGTGTTTATGGATGGATTAACTATTGATTGGGTACGCAACGGACTGAATGAAGGATTTGAATTCGTCAATCCAAATGAACGAGACCGTTGTGGATGTGGAGAAAGTTTTAGGGTATAATAATGAGTAGACAACAGTATAATTTAAACACAAAGACAGACTATCTTCATCGTAAAATGTTTTTGGATCCAGCAGGTCCAGTTACCATTCAACGATTCGAAGAAGTAAAATATAACAAGATTGCAGACTTTGAAAAAACTGCAAGGGGATTCTTTTGGGTACCAGAAGAGATTAGTCTAGCCAAGGACGCTAACGACTTTAAGGATGCATCTGATGCAGTCAAACACATCTTTACTAGCAACCTGTTGCGTCAAACAGCATTGGACAGTTTGCAAGGTCGTGGCCCAAGTCAAATCTTTACTCCAGTTGTGAGTCTTCCAGAACTAGAAGCGTTAGTTTACAACTGGACATTCTTTGAAACTAACATTCATAGCCGTAGCTATAGTCATATCATCCGTAACATTTACAATGTGCCAAAGGATGTGTTCAACACTATCCATGACACTAAAGAGATTGTAGACATGGCTTCTAGTGTTGGCACATACTATGACAAGTTACATATGATCAACTGCTTAGTAGAAGCTGGCGAAAAGATTGACGAAGTAACACACATCAAAGCAATCTACATGGCCTTACATGCAAGTTATGCCTTAGAGGCATTCCGCTTTATGGTTAGCTTTGCTACATCATTAGCAATGGTTGAGAATAAAATCTTTATTGGCAATGGCAACATTATCAGTTTGATTCTACAGGACGAATTGCTACATAAAGGCTGGACAGCATTCTTGATCAATCAAGTGGTTAAAGAAGATCCACGCTTTGCCGCAATCAAAGCAGAGTGCGAGCAGGAAGTATATCAACTATATATGGATGTTATTCGTGAAGAAAAAGAGTGGGCTGACTACTTGTTTAAGTTAGGTCCAGTGATTGGCCTTAATGCAAACATCCTAAAAGAATTTGTAGACTATACAGCTGCAAGCGCATTAAAAGAAATTGGTATTAAGTATAATAACCCTGCTCCTAAGAGCACTCCAATTCCTTGGTTTAACAAGCACAGCGATACAAGTAAAAAACAAACTGCATTACAAGAAAACGAATCAACTAACTATGTTATTGGTGTTATGAGTGATGCAATTGACTATGACGAATTACCATCATTATAAGGAAAGTAAATGAAAAAGAGAAATTACACACAGGAAGATGTACAAAAGCTACAAGGTAGCGTACAAGTAGAACACACACTAGCAAGGCGTGGCGCATATAAGTTGCGTGAACTGTTAGCTAATGAACCATATGTTGCTACATTAGGTGCATACAACGGACAGATGGCAGTACAGCATGCCAAAGCAGGATTGAAAGCCATTTACTTGTCAGGTTGGCAAGTAGCGGCTGCTAACAACACAGCAAACACAACATACCCAGACCAGTCACTATATCCAGTTGACTCAGTGCCTAAGGTTGTCAAGGGCATTAACAACGCATTTCGCCGTGCTGATCAAATTGAACATTTGGAAGGTAATGTAACTACAGATTACTTCCTACCAATTGTTGCTGATGCTGAGGCAGGCTTTGGCGGTGCGTTGAACGCATACGAACTTATGTCAGCAATGATCGAAGCTGGCGCTGCTGGCGTACACTTTGAAGACCAACTGGCAAGCGAAAAGAAATGCGGCCACTTAGGCGGTAAGGTGCTTGTTCCAACAAGTCAAATGATTCGCACATTAAATGCCGCTAGACTAGCAGCAGATGTTGCAGGAGTCGATACTGTTATTATGGCTCGCACAGACGCAGAAGCCGCGACACTAATTACCAGCGACCACGATCCATTAGATAAGGATTTTATTATCAATGAACGCACTGAAGAAGGATTCTACAAATTCCGTAATGGTCTTGGCGCCTGCATTGCTCGCGGTTTGGCTTATGCCCCTTACGCTGATCTACTATGGTTTGAAACCTCAACCCCAGACTTGGATCAGGCCAAAAAGTTTGCAGACGCAATCCACGCCCAGTTCCCAGATCAGATGCTTGCATATAATTGCTCCCCTTCATTCAACTGGCGTAAATTCTTATCCGAAGAAGAATGTGCTGTGTTCCAACAAGAACTTGGCAAGCTAGGATATAAGTTCCAATTCATTACACTGGCAGGTTTCCACTCAGTTAATCTTGCTACATTTGAAATCGCCGAAGCTTATAAGGCAAGAGGTATGGCTGGTTACTCAGAAATGCAACAGCGTGAATTTGCCGCTCAAGACCGCGGCTTTACAACTGTTAAACATCAGCGTGAAGCAGGAGTACCATACTTTGATGCAATTAGTACTGCCGTTGGAGCAACTTCAACAACAGCACTAGCACACTCAACAGAAGCAGATCAATTTTAAAGGACACAACAATGACAACAGCAATCGTATGGAGCAAAACACCTTGCCCATTTTGTGATCAAGCAAAACAACTATTAAGATTAAAAGGTATTGCCTTTGAAGAGCGTAATGTATCTTCTGGAAATTGGACTAAAGAACAACTGTTAGAAGCTGTTCCTAATGCCAGAACTGTCCCACAAATTTTTATTGATGATAAATTAATAGGTGGGTATACAGAACTAAAAGAATTTTTAACAAAGGTATAATATGCTAATCGACAAAGGCGTAACAGCAGGTGAAGTAATCACCTTAAAGCTAACAAGTGGCGAAGAAATTGTAGCCAAGTTAGATTCAGAAACACCGACACACTATAAGCTATCACGCCCAATGGTGATCGGAATGGGACAACAAGGTCCAGGCTTGATGCCTTACTTGTTTACAGTAAACCCAGAAAAGATAGTTGGTTTGCTCAAATCAACTGTTACAGTAGCCGAAGCTACTGATAAAACATTTGCTGATCAATTTATTGAATCAACAACTGGGATTAAACTAGCTTAACCAAAAGACTTGCATAGTGGCCATAATATTTGTTACTATGCATCAGTCTATATAACTATTAGACAAGGAGATTAATTATGGCACAAAATAGATACTCAGATTTTACAGCTATCGTAGAGGCAATGGAAGGCGATTTTGAAAAGTTTTATGACAAGGAAGTTGGCGCTGCTGGCACCCGTGTTCGTAAGCATTTGCAAGAATTGGCAAAATTGTGTAAAGAAGTTCGTACTGATGTTACTACAGTTAAGAACGCTCGAAAAGAAACAAAGTAAATCGTTAGACTTGACTTAGATCCAAAATTGTTGTATAATATATGTTATGTTAACAATTTTGGATTTTCTATGAGTATGCACTTAGAAGGACCCTGGCTTAGCACTACTGGCAAAAAGAAAGGCAAGAAAAAGTTTGCTTCTGCCGAACATGCAAGAAAGGCTAGAGAATTGGACGAGTCATGGAAAGAGCTTCAAAAGAAATGGGCAGTTGAAGTTGAAGACAAGAAACGCAATAGAGCTATGAGTGCGCCCAGTTTGAGTGGCCACTATAGTTTGAAGATTCCAGAAGGTCGAAATACCACAGCCCATATTAAAAGTGTAGACACCGGCGGCAATGCAACACTCAAAGCGCCAAAAGTGTACACTGGTACCAAAGTAAAAGGTATTGCAACCATGCATAAGAGTAATGCAGTGCCTGTTTTTAGTGACGAAGAAGCGATTGATATTTCCAAAATGCGTCGAGGCTAAATGACTAACTATAAACATAGTACTTTTCCTCATAAAAATGAGGATAACTATATATTGTACCCCAAAGGTTTGGTGTACCAAGCAGTAAGGCTTTTAACGCACAAGGAGATGTATCAGAGCCATATTAACAATGACGGAACTAGCGATTCCTGATCCAGCGTAAAGGAGAAATAAGATGATACGCATCATAAAATTAGTAATGTTCATGCTTGCATTAGCGGCAGTGACATTCGCAGGGTATAAGGCAATCACATACAAGATTGACACCCTAAAAGAGGCTCGAATGAATGTGAGCCCAGTTACAGCAGATATGAGACAGAAACAATTAGACTGTCTAGCTCGTAACATTTACCACGAAGCAGGCTATGAACCTTTTGAAGGCAAGGTTGCTGTAGCTCAGGTTACAATTAACAGGACAGAAAGCGGACAGTTCCCTAGCGACATCTGTCAGGTTGTACATCAAAAAAATGTAGTCTATGAAAAAGTACTTTGCCAGTTTAGCTGGTACTGTGAACAGGCTAGTTTGAAGAAACCAATGAATGGCCCAGTCTATACCGAAAGTATGGAAGTTGCCAAAAAAGTATTACTAGAAGGTTTCCGTTTGCCTTCAGTTAAAGAAGCACTTTACTTCCACGGTGATTATATTAATCCAGGTTGGAAGAGAGAACGAGTAGCTAAAGTTGGTCGACACATTTTTTATAAGTGATTATTATGAATACTGAAAAAGTTAAAAAATTTGCACACGATCTATTTGATCTAGATGTTTGGGTTAATAGTATTAAAGAACACGCACCGCACATTTCAGCTGAAACAGCAGGATGGGTAGCCGTTGTACTCCTACACTTGGCTACTATCCCAACTATGGTTGCTGTAATGACTGGCTTGACTGAAAAAATGCCACCTGTTGATATGGTACTGTTTAGCTGGCTAGGATTGTTCTTGTTTTTTATCAAAGCAACAATCCAAAAAGATCTGCTTAATATTGTAACAATTGGCCTGGGCTTTTTTGTACAAGCAGCCTTGCTAGCCTTGATCGTATTCAAATAACGATAAATATTAGATATTAAGGAGCATAAAATGCCATCAGGATTTCAACAAGATCAAAATCAATTAACACCAAGCTACTACCGTGTAGTAATTCAATGTGGCGATAACAGCGCATATTGGTTCCCAATCGGCGATAGCGACGGTCCTAACACAGAAGGTAAAATTTCTACATATTCGTGGGACAGTTTTGAAGGCAATGACCTTCCAAATACTTTAACAATAGCACAGGCTCTTGCTCGCGGCAACTTACGCTTTCAAGCCATCGTAGAAGCAATAAGCCTATTAGCAGATTGCCAAATTTTAGATATCGAACACGCTGCTAATCCAAACAGCGAAGATATGGCAAATAATACTCAAATTGCTTTCACTATCAAATTTGATCGTGACGAAGGAGTGTTCCCAGGCTATTGCGCTATCCGCAAACAAGACGGTGCAGGTGCTGAAGGATACACAACTTATGATAATGTAGAGTACCCATGCTACTGGACATATAGCGGACAAGAATATGCTATCGCTGACACATCAGATGCTATTCGTGATATGATTTGGAAGGCATTAAGCCAAGATCATACTCGTTCAGTTCGTGTATTTCATCCTGTCGAGGGATCTGACCCGTTAGAAGGTGAAGGTTTCCAAGAATCTATTACAGCTAGTAAGCCATTCAACAATGATCAGAATGCTTTCAATGATATTGCTGTAAACGAAATTGACGGTACAACAACAACTATCACAGCCGACTAATAGATGATTCTAGCCTGGTTATTACTTCTCACCGGTTTAACAATTTCAGCAGTTGCAATCTACTACTCTGTAGTAGGTTTAACTGCTATCTTCTCTGCGGCCATTATTCCAATTATAGTAATGGGTTCAGCGTTAGAGATTGGTAAACTGGTATGTGCTAGTTGGTTAAAAGCCAATTGGGAGAAAGCACCACGCTTCATGAAGTACTACATGATCATTGCGGTCATGGTTTTAATGCTAATTACCTCAATGGGTATTTTTGGTTTCCTATCCAAAGCACACAATGATCAAAATCTAGTAAGCGGCGATGTTCAAAGTAAGATTGCCATCTATGACGAAAAGATTAAGACAGCCAAAGAAAACATTGAAGCTAACCGCAAGCAACTTAAACAAATGGATGAAGCTGTTGACCAAGTAATGGGTCGTAGCTCAGACGAAAAAGGTGCTGATAAAGCTAACGCTATCCGTAATAGTCAAAAGCGTGACCGTGCGGCACTTGCTAAAGATATCGAAGCTAACCAAAAACTCATTGCCCAACTTAATGACGAAGCTGCACCTATTCGTGCAGAAGTTCGCAAAGTAGAAGCCGAAGTTGGACCAATCAAATACATTGCTAAGTTTATCTATGGTGAAAGAGGCGCAGATGAAAATATGCTTGAGCAGGCAGTGACATGGATTATTATCCTTATTGTTATTGTATTTGACCCGTTGGCAGTTATCATGTTGCTAGCCGCACAAATGACATTTGGTTGGATGCGTGAGCAGAAACAAGAACTTACCCCAGATCCATATGTTGCAGATGTCGGGGAGAAACCAACAGCAGAAGAATTAGCGGAGGGTGACAGCCCAGTAAGGCCCGACACTTCGGAAGTCACTGTCACACCACATAAATTTGTAGATGCTGGAGAGCATCCACAAGATACATTTGAACACGAACACACAGAGGAAGAAGTTTCCACAACAACACCGTCGACTGCACTAGGAGGTGATATAACAGCGCCGGAGGAAACAGTAGAAGGTAATTCTATTGAACAGTGGAACAAGATGATTGAAGAGGCTGAAAAAGCCGTAGAAGAAGAAAAGGCATCTAAGGAAATTATCGAAAGAGAAGCTGAAAAGTATTCTGAAGTGACTGGTGATCGTTATAAGCCTGACCTTACTGAAGTCGTCGAAACAGAAGACTCAAAAAAAAAGAGTTATCTGATGAAGGACGAGGAGGGTCATTTACAAGTAAAATACCGTCAGTAGAATATGTTCAGAACGAGGAACAAACATCTCCAAGTTCTCTTTGGTTAAGACTTAGTCAAGCAGGGCAATCAAGAGCTCGAGACCAATTGTACATTCTTTATAACATTGATAAATTTAACACCCTAACGATAGACAAAGAAACAGATCCTAAGTTATGGGCATTTGTTGAAGAGACTAAAACTAAGGGTCCTAAGTTTAGCAACTATACAGTAGAAACACTTGAAAAATTTGTAGACAGAATTTATGAACTTAGGAAAAATAACAGTAATAACACCGCCGGATAAACTATTCAATTTAACTTTAGGTTATTTGTTTGTTAAGCCCAGCGTACACCTCAAACAGCAATTCCAAACCATTTTGAGTCAAAGCATTGACGATGTAAATGTGTTTGTATATGATCAAGAGGAAGTAGACATTGATTGGCTACTTAGTGTAGCTCAACAAGTTGATGTTGTAATTATTGATGTGGATAATTGCGACCCAACTACAAAGATGTTTGTCACATTTCTTCTAGCACAAGGCAATGTACACTATATAACTAAGGATGAGACAACTCCTTACAATCTTATATCCAAAAATAGAATTTATAATTTGGATTGGATTGTAGAACAACTTAAATCAGAAGAGGATGATGATGCATCAGAAGAGTAAAGGCACTGGTATTACGGTCAGGGAAAACGAGAATATCAATCAAGCCCTACGCCGTTTTAAACGCAAGGTTGAAGAAGCTGGAACTTTGGACACTTTAAGAGAAAAAGAGTTTTACGAAAAGCCAACCACTAAGCGTAAACGAGCTAAAGGTGCCGCAAGGGCCCGTTGGCTTAAGAAGCTCGAAAAAGAGAGTTTGCCTAAAAAAATGTATTGACAATTATTAATTAATCTGTTATAATGTAAGTTCATAATAAAGAAAGAGCTTAAATGGCAAATACAGATATAATGATTGACTTAGAAACTTTGGCGACATCGACTGATGCCGCCATTCTTACCATAGGTGCTGTAAAATTCGATCCGTTTGGGAGAGAAATTACAGACCCAGCAATGGAAAGTTTTTATTGTAAAATCGATCAAGACAGTTGTGATACACACGGCCTAGTAGTCAATGACGAGACAGTTGAATGGTGGGCTAAACAAAGTAAGGAAGCCCAAGATGCTGCTTTCGATCCAGAAGGTCGTATTAGTTTAGAAGACGCATTTGCACAACTATATAAATTTTGTTGGGGTGCAAAGCGTGTATGGTCTAATGGATCTTGCTTTGATATTATGATTTGTGAACATATCTTCCGTAAGGTTGGCAGAGCTGTACCTTGGAAGTTTTGGGAAATCCGGGATGTGCGTACAGCATTTGATCTAGGCATCAATCCGCAACGCCCACCAGTAACGGCCCACCATGCTTTAGAGGATGCGTGGAACCAGGCAGTAGGCATTCAGAATGTCTATAACACACTTCGCACTAGTACCACAAGTGGCGGTACATATATTGCGCCTTTTGCAAAGACTAACTAAAATGAATGAACAAGACAATGAAGTAATGGACATCCTCCAAGAGGAATGTGCCGAAGTTATCCAAGCGGTCAGTAAGATTCGCCGATTTGGAATGGACAACTCTAAACACGAAACAGAGCAGACTAATCGACAACACTTAGAAGAAGAACTAGGTGATATGCTTGCTATGATTGATATCCTAATGGTTAACGATATTATTAGCTGGGGTAACTTACATAGAGCAAAACGAGCTAAAATCGAAAAACTTAAAAAGTGGTCAGCTATTTCAAATCTCGATAATATCTGAGATAAATAATTTTGTAAGCGCCTTCGGGGCTTACATTATTCTTGCTTAATAAAGGAGAAAAGATATGAGCAAAATCATCGGTATCGACTTGGGTACAACAAATAGCTGTGTAGCAGTTCTAGAAAACGGAGTTGCTAAAGTAATTGAAAACAGCGAAGGCGCTAGGACTACACCTAGTATTGTTGCGTATGCTAACAACGAAATCTTAGTTGGAGCATCAGCAAAGCGACAAGCAGTAACAAACCCCACAAATACATTGTACGCCGTTAAGCGACTTATTGGTCGTAAGTTTGACGAGAAAGAAGTACAAAAAGACATTAACCTTATGCCATACAAGATTGTCAAAGCTGACAATGGTGATGCATGGGTTGAAGCAAATGGTGACAAATTAGCGCCACCGCAAATTTCAGCTGAAGTTCTTCGTAAGATGAAGAAGACAGCAGAGGACTATTTAGGTGAAACAGTTTCTAAAGCGGTTATCACAGTTCCCGCATACTTTAACGACAGCCAACGCCAAGCTACTAAAGACGCTGGAAAGATCGCAGGCTTGGAAGTACTTCGTATTATTAACGAACCTACTGCTGCAGCTCTTGCGTATGGCGTTGATAAAACTGATAACAAAGATCGCAAAGTGGCTGTTTACGACCTTGGTGGTGGTACATTCGACATTAGCATTATTGAAATCGCAAATATTGACGGCGATAAACAAATTGAAGTTCTAAGCACCAATGGCGATACATTCCTAGGCGGTGAAGACTTTGACCAACGCATTATGGATTTCCTTGTTGACGAGTTCAAGAAAGAAAGCGGCATTGATCTAAAAGGCGACATGCTTGCCTTACAGCGTTTGAAAGACTCTGCCGAAAAGGCCAAGATTGAATTGTCTAGCACACAAAGCACAAGTGTTAACTTGCCATACATCACAGCAGATGCAAGCGGTCCTAAGCACATGAACATTACAATCAGTCGTGCTAAGTTTGAATCAATGGTTGAGGATTTAATTACTCGTTCTATTGAGCCATGTAAGATTGCTATGAAAGATGCTAATGTATCTGCAGGCGATATTGACGAAGTTATTCTAGTTGGTGGACAAACTCGTATGCCTAAAGTACAAGAGGCAGTTGAGAAGTTGTTTGGCAAAGCACCGCGCAAGGATGTTAACCCAGACGAGGCTGTTGCCGCAGGTGCCGCAGTACAAGGTGCTGTTCTTGGTGGTGACAAGACTGATGTGTTGTTGCTCGATGTGACTCCACTAAGCCTAGGTATTGAAACCATGGGCGGTGTGTTTACCAAGTTGATTCAAAAGAATACAACTATCCCAACTAAAGCATCACAGGTATTTTCAACAGCAGAAGATAACCAACCAGCTGTTGATATCAAAGTAGGTCAAGGTGAGCGTGAACTATTCAAGTACAACAAACTACTAGGTGAGTTTAAACTTGATGGTATTGCACCAGCAATGCGTGGCATGCCACAAATTGAAGTTACATTTGATATTGATGCAAACGGTATCATGAACATTAGTGCTAAAGACAAAGGCACTGGCAAAGAAAACAAGATCACTATTAAGAGTGACAGCGGACTTAGCGATGCTGAGATTCAACGCATGGTTAAAGAAGCAGAAGAAAATGCAGAAGCAGACAAAAAGGCAAAAGAACTTATCGAAGCTAAAAACTCTGCAGAAGCACAAGCTCATAGTTTGAAGAAGGACTTTGAAGAAGTTAAAGACCAACTTACAGAAGATGAGCGTACCAAATTCCAAGATGCCCTAAAGGGTGTTGAGGAAGCATCGAAAGGTGAAGATGCTGAGGCAGTTACTAAATCGGTAACAGAACTTTTCGAATCAGCAAGTCCAGTTTTTGCTAAAAAGCAGGAAGCTGAACAGGCTAAACAGCAAGCCAATCAAACTGGCGAGCAAACAGTAGACGCTGACTTCAAAGAAGTTGACCCTACTGATAAAAAGTAATACAATAGAAGCGTAGGGTGCCGATGGTCGGGCCCTACAAATATTCTTGCTTAATTAAGGAGAAATAAAATGACACAATTAAGAACATTAGACACAGCCGCATTGGCACAACTAAACCGAGCACTAGTAGGTTTTGACAGATACTTTACAACACAGATGCCAAATGGCAATTACCCGCCACACAACATCGTAAAGTACAGTGAAGACACATACGGTATCGAAGTAGCTGTATCAGGCTTTGGCAAAGAAGAAATAACAGTTGAAGTTGATCAGGATCAACTAACAATTCGTGGTGTAAAGAATCGCCCTAACGATTCTACAGTAGAATACTTACACCGTGGATTGGCAGCTCGCGACTTTGAACAAACATTTACTCTTGCTGAGTACATGGAAGTTGTAGGAGCAAAAGTTGATAACGGTATGCTTCAAATCGATATTAAGCGTGTAGTTCCAGAAGCACTGAAACCACGACAAATCGAGATTAAATAATAACAACGGGGGAGGCAACTCCCCCGACTATAAGGATAAACAGTAATGCCAAGTACTGACATTAAACTAGACGAAAAGATTAAAATCAGAGTTTCTGAGCCAAAGCGTTGGAAAGTTATTCTACTCAACGACGATAGTACCCCGATGGAATTTGTTATATCGTTGTTAATTGAAATCTTTAAACACAGTGACAATACAGCACAAGAAATTACCATAGAGGTTCACGAAACTGGTTCAGGTATTGCTGGCACTTACAGCTTTGAAATTGCAGAGGCCAAGGCCGTTGAATCTACTAACCTAGCCCGTGCTAATGGATATCCGCTCCAAATCAAAATGGAGGAAGAATGAGTTTAAAAGAGCTCACTAAAGACCTGCACCACGAAGCAGAAACAACAACATTCGCTAAGATGCTACTTAGCGGCAAGATTGAAAAAGAACATTACAGAAATTATCTGTACAACTTACTAGCAATATACGATCCAATTGAATGGTATTGCAAGCGTCAAGGCTTTCTTAACACAATGCCAGACTTGCCTCGCTTAAAAGCAATCTACGCAGACTTCCAGGAACTTGATGACGGCTCTTACTGTTATCTAACTCCAGCAACACTTGAGTATCAATCATACTTACACAAACTAGGTAACGATGAATTCCGTAAACATCTTATTAAGGCGCATTTATATTGCCGCCATATGGGCGACCTATTCGGTGGCCAAATCATTAAAAAGCAAGTGGCGCACATTAGCAAGGGCAAGTTCTACGACTTTGAAAACGCCGATGCAATGAAGATGGCTATTCGTCAAACACTCACAGACGACCTCGGAGACGAAGCTCGTGTAGCGTTTGAATACGCTATTAAAATGATGCGAGATTTGTACAATGGAAAGTAAGGTCTGGGATACATTAACTCAAATACAAGAGTATTTTGAAAACGAATTTGAACGAACCGGAAAGGAAGTATATGAAGAGGGTATGGATCGCTTTAATAGCCCTGGTTGGGTTAATCGTGTTTGGGCCTCTGACATTTATCGCCGGGCTCACCTTGATGTTGTGGATGCTAGGGAGACCAAAGGCCTATGGATGATGCATTGTTGCATTTTCCCGCATACGCATAATCCTGCACCTATATTTGGTTTTGATGTTATAGCTGGTAAGAATAAAATTACCGGCTGTTTTTACGACTTTAGCCCTGCGGGCGATAGTGAACATCCGTTAATTGATTGGTTTGCTGGAGAAGCTGTTAAACTACAGTGGAATAAAACTCGTAAACTTCCTGACTGGGCAGAGCGTATCTTTACAGAGTGTATGGTTGCTGCAGGTAATGTAAGCAACGAAGAAGAACTTGAGCAGATCTTTAGCATGGTTAAAACTGGGCTAACTCATTATCTTGAAGCTGTAGGCGAAACTAACAATACTGCCAAGCAAAGCACAAAATCTGCACAAAATTACTACTGTGCAAATCAAAAACAAAACCCACATACACCCCGTGTTATGACTAGCTTAGGTCTAAACGAGGAAGATGTTAAGGTTTTCATACAGGATTGTTTGTTCCCTGAGATAGTATAAATATTGTACTATGAAACTTTCCGAAATTTTTACAGAAGCAAGCATTTTTACCAAGCCGGAACGCTATCCATATGGTCACAAAGTTCGTGTTGCAGCAGGTAGCAAAAAGGGTAAAGCATTATTAGATATGATTCAGGCTGTAATACCTGACTTTAAAGCATCAGAAGATTTAGAGTGGGTTGCAAGCGGTCCTAAAGATAATATTATTGATGTTAGTGCTGGCGCTGATGTAGGTTGGTTTAAAAGACCAGATGGAACAACATTTGGTATCAAAGGTTCCGGAAAAGTTTGGGAAAAGTGCCTAACACACGCACCCGGACAAAAAGGCAGTACAGCAGAAAACAAAGGTGATTTGTCCGAGCCTGTACTAAGTGCCGCTGTAGTTGCTAAACTAATCAAGCGTGGCGCTGATCGCATCGACGACATTACAGAAGATGATGTTAAGAATGTATTAAACAATGCTATTGCATCACACGGCCAAACATTTAGCGTAAATGACAAAGATAGCAAAATTGCTGACAACATTACATTTACCATTGCTCTAAGAGCACCTACACTAGAATTCATGGCAGATCCTAGATTCTGGGAAGTATACGGCAAACTATTGCCAAGTGCTGTACACTATGCTAACAGCGGACAAATTGACCGCTATGCAGATTACTTTTATCTAAACGGTAAAGCAGACTCTATCGTTATTCGTAGTGACGGACAAAGCGAGCAGAAAAGCCGTAAAACAGACATTGAAGCTACTGTTAATGGTCGCAAGTTAAAGAACCTTAACATTAGCCTTAAAGCAGGTAGCCCGCACATTGGACAAGTTGGTGGCGGTCAACTTAATAATCCAACAGCAGAAAAAGGCATTTGGTTTAATGCTAATAGACTGTTTGGGCCTTTAGGTGTAGATATTCCACAACCTAAGCGTAACATTACTAGCAAAGTTGAATACTGGGTAAAAGCATACAAAATTGCCGCTGCTCAATTAAAGAAAGACTTAGCTGGTAAAGATGCTAAAGAGGAAGCAGGCATTATCAAACGCATATCTGATATGGCTACTAACCACGGTACTAGTGGCGATCCTAATGTTAAACTAGTATCATTACACCCAACTGGTGGTAAGAGCTCTGTACACAGTTTTAAAAATTTGTACAACAAATTAATTGTTGATGACATTGATTTAAGTTGTGAATATAGAGAAGGCGTTAGCAAAGTAACTGGTGATCCTAGACCAGAGTTGCGTATATTTGATAAAACTAGCGGCCAACCTTTATTATACATTCGTTACAGTAGTACTGAAGATGAAAAGAAAATCTGGAATACTATTGAAATGAAAGATATGTTAAAGCGTTTAACAACCTTAACATATACTAAGTCTACTCGGCCTGAACAACAATTAGCACCAGCGAATGAGCCTGTTGTTGCACAGCCAGCACCTGAAGTAGAACCACAAGCAAGTGGCATTCCTAGTGGAATGAATACCATTGCACCTGCTACTGATACTGTTCAACCTACAGAACCAGATGAATCTAATCCAGCAGAATTAGATAGAATTAAGAAAAACGCAGGCATACAAGTAGAATAAGTTTAATCTAGATTAAACAGATAGCATTATTCTAATCCATTCATAAGTAAATACTAATACGAATAGTTAGGGAGTTTCTCCTAATTATTCATGGATGGAGCGAAAAATGAAGAAGATATTAGCGTCAGTGGGAGCGATCTGCTGTCTAATGGCACCAGCATTCGGCGCAGAATTACAACACGGTTTTAATAGCCCAGCATTTAGTGGTGTTGGTTATAGTTCTCATGTGCTTACAATTAAGCAATTAGAAGACCAACAAAAAGATAAAAACAAAGCGGCTGCAGATGCTTTAAAAGCAGCGGCTGAAAGAGACGCGGCAAATACGCCACAGGCTAGATTCCAAGCAAGTATGGAAACTAGAGTTTACAGCGAACTTGCTAAACGCATTAGCGACAGCCTATTTGGCTCTACTACAACACAACCAACTTGTACAGCAAACAGTCAAGGTAATTGTGGAGATATTGATCTTGCAGGACAGAACATTACTTGGAGAATCCAAGGCGGTAATATTATCGTTAGAATTGAAGAAATTGGCAATCCTAGAAATTATACAGAAATGGTTATGCCTTATGCGGCATTTAAGATCTAAGGACTAAACTATGAAAAAGACAATTATATCCTTAGCTGTTGTAACTATTTTAACAGGATGTGCGACTGGTTCTGCAATTCGTGAAAAGGTTACAGGTAAACAATTTGATGAGCCTGAATTAGAACAAAGTGTTTTCTTAAAGAAAGAAACTAACAAACTAAAACCACCAGCAGGTGGCCCAGTGCCAGTTGCTGTATATGCTTTCCAAGATAAGACTGGCCAGCGTAAGAGTATCCCAAACATTGCTAGTTTATCTAGTGCTGTTACACAAGGTGCAGAAAGCTACTTGATCAAGGCCCTACAAGATGTAGGTGAACAGCGTTGGTTCACAGTACTTGAGCGTGTAGGCCTAGACAACTTAATTAAAGAGCGCCAAATGATTCGTCAGATGCGCGAGCAATATCAAGGCCGTGATGCTAAACCATTACCTCCAATGATGTTTGCTGGAATTATAGTAGAAGGTGGTATCATTGGATACGACTCTAATACAACAACAGGCGGCAGTGGTGTACGACTATTTGGTATTGGTGCTACTACTCAATATCAAAGTGACACGGTTACTGTAAACTTAAGAACTGTTAGTGTAAGCTCAGGTGAAGTATTAACTAGCGTCACTGTTACAAAAACTGTATTAAGTTACATGGATAAGTTTGGTGTATTAAAGTTTGTTGACAGCGGAACTACAGCGGTAGAAGCAGAAACAGGCGGAAGCATTAATGAAAGTATTAATAAGGCAACAGCAATGGCGATTCAAGCTGCTGTAGTTGCTACTATTAATGAAGGTGCTCGTAAGGGACACTGGGCGTTTAAAGATGAGTTTAAATCAGCTCCTATGCCGCCTGATGTAGTTTCAATGATGACTCCGCCTAAAGTCGCCCCTGCCCCAGAAGTTAAAGTAGAGGAGAAGAAAGATGAGTTGGTTCAATCACAAACCTCGGGTCAAAGAGCCCCAGAAGCTGCACCCACACCACCGCAGCCCAGCAACACAGAAAGCACTGGAACAAGCAAAACAGTTGAGTCCAACAAAGACTCAAAAAAAGAAGTAGTACCCCTTGAGAAGTTACCAAGTGAGATGATTTTTAAAGAGCTTGCTTATGTTTATAAGGAAGCTAATGATAAGAGCCAGAAAACTTGGCAGTTTCCTAAGGGCACACTGGTCCTAATCCTTAGTACACAAGGAGATTGGATTGAAGTGAGAGACGCTAATAAGCGTAAAGGTTTTGTTAACAAGAATGTGCTTGTTAACAAACAGCAGCAGTAAAATAGAGGTAGTATAGCAACACAACTATAAATTATAACAGGTCAATGACCAAGGAGCGTAAACAGAGAATCCAAATTTGTTTATGTAGTAGAATGGAAAAACGATTGAAAGGCGGTGGTGGGTTGTCGAGAAAATTACTCACTATACTAGTATTGGCTGCAATGCCAGTATCGGGAATAGCTGTCGCTCAAAGTGCTGCAACCGGACCTAACAAGGTCTACATCGAGCAAGTCGGTGATAGCAACACAGTAACAATCCAACAAGTTGGTGGTTCCAATAATGTTGGTGGTGTAGGTGTGACTAGTAAAACAGTTGACGCTACAGGTGTAACAACACTTTTAGCATTGGCTCCTAGCTCAACAAACTACGGAACTATCACAGGTAGTTCAAACATATTAGCTATTACACAAACAGGTAATGGCAATAGTGCTCAGTATAGTATTCAAGGTAATGATAATCAATACACAAGTACTGTTACTGGACACAGCAACCAAACTAAATTAGAGATCGGTGATTTAAACAATGCTAGTAACTTAAGAAACATTGTTACAGAATCGATCACTGGTGATAGTAATTTGATTATGCAAAATATTGTAGGTAGTGACATTACTAGCACAACTATAATTGGCGGCAATAGTAACCAAATTACTAAAGAATTAAAGAGTTCAAATGGTACTAGTGATATAAGCATTACTGGTGATAGCAACGTGTTGAATATTCAACAGGTCGGGGCAGCAGGTGCAAACGGTCATTATTTAAAACAAGTAATAACTGGCGACTTTAATAGTATAACAACACAACAGCAGGGTACTAATGATACTACTGTAGATATTCGTACTAACGGTAGCAATAACACAGTTACAGTTCGTACAAGTAGTGCAACTATTCTTTTGCCAGCAACAGCAATAGCGAGGTAATATGCGTGTTTTCCTGTTAGCCATTCTGCTAACATTTTCTGTAACCGTGAAAGCCGGCGATAGTATCGGCTCGGTTACAGAAAATAAGGGAAATGCGTGTGAACTCCAACGCGGCAAAAACAAACTCCCAGGTGCAAAAGGTTCAAGTGTTGAAAGCATGGATACCTATATTACACAAGCATGTGTAAGTACTCTTACATTTAAAGACGACACTAAAGTAAAAGTAAATGAAAATTCAAAATTACTTATTGACGACTTTGTGTTTGATCCAAAGAAATCCGATGCTGGTAAACTAGCACTTAAAGTTGGCATGGGAACTGTTCGTTATGCTAGCGGACAAATTGCTAAAAATAATCCACAACAAGTTGCCGTTAATACTCCTACAGCTACAGTAGCCGTACGAGGCACTGACTTTTCTATGACTGTTGATGAGTCAGGACAAAGTCTTGTTGTTCTGTTACCTAGTTGTAAAGACGATAGTGAACAAAAGAAATATGAGTTAGAAGAACAGCGTTGTAAGGTTGGCAAGATTATAGTCACTAACAGCGCAGGTAGTGTTGAGCTTGATAAAGCATTTGAGGCAACTTATGTTACTAGTCTTAACTCAAGACCAAGTCCTCCTGTTGTAATTAATACTGTTGAAAGTAAAATTGGAAACAATTTAATTTTAGTTAGACCTACTGAAGTTGCACAAGCAATGAAAGAAGCAGCCAAAACTAAACAAGATAAAGAGATGGAAGAAATTGAAGCAGAAGCGGCAAGGCGAGTTGCTCAGCGTGTTAAAGATAATGCAGATGCTATTGAACAAGCTAGAATTTTAGCTATGATGGAAGCAGCTGGCAAAGCTGGATGCAATCCTAGCACTAACATTTGTGTAGTATGGACTAACCCCGAAGCTCAAGATATACAAACAAAAGGTCGAGGAACTGCATTTCGTACAAACGAAGATCATTATGCAGAAGTTAAAACACAGGGGTATAGTAGTAATACAAGAATTACAATCGTACACAACGATGCTCCTGCAACTGAACTAATTGGTGACGGCAGCGGTGGCGGTAATGTAGTGTATATTAAACAGAATTCTGGTGTGCTGAGAAGATAATGAAACGCTTTTTAATATTGTTCTCAGTTTTAATAACATTATGTTTTAGCGCATATAGTCAGGCTGTGACTTACAATGCTATTGCTACCGCTTATGTTACAACTACGATTAGTCAGTATGTTGTATTCAACAGCACTATGCAACAAGGCGGCAACTTTACATTTAGTGTATTAGCACACAACGGTGGTGGTCGTGCAGGACAAAGTGACACAGCCAATGTGAAGATAGAATTCTTGAACGCTAGCGGCGCATTAATAACACAAACAGCATCGGCATATAGTGCCAACCTTCCAAACCCGAATGCCGTTTGTGGTAATCCTTGTATTGATACTACAGTTCCTTGGTCAACATTAACTACCAGCACAACATTGTCTGCTCTACAAGCATCACAAGTAGCTTATGCTCGAGTCAGTATGTATGGCATTGACGGAAGTTACTGGGCAGGTGATTATGGTCCTTGGTATCGTGCTCCTACACTACAACTTAATGGTGGCGGTAACTTATTGTATAACCCGGAGTTTGGTCCTTACAACAATATAACAGCACAAGGTTGGACAAGCAGTCCGGGCTTTGGTGCTTGTCAAGGAGCGTGGGGTGGATCGAATGCCTGTATTGTTAACAGTGATGGTGTGCCAGGTACTAGTACTGTTGGTCTAGTTGCTAACGCAAACGGTGGCGGCCCAAGTGCTAGTGGTGGTACAACTAGCGGTACAGCCGGCGGATATAATAATACTATGACAGTAACTAATGCTGGCACAGGAGCGACAGCTGGAGGCCCGCCTCCACCTGCCCCAACAGCTATCTATATGAACAATGCTACTGTAAAAATTACAAGAGCTATTCCTACTACTAGCAACAGTCCTAACGGTGAAGGCCCTAACAATGCTTTTGATAATAACACAAGTACTAAGTACCTAAACTTTGATAAAAAGAATGCCGGTGTTACTGTACAATTGAATACTGGACGAGCTGTTACTGGATTCACAGTTACAACAGCTAACGACTTTAGTGGCCGTGATCCTACAAGTTACAAACTATATGGAAGTAATGATGGGTCAACATGGACGCTGATTAAAGAAGACGCTATCAGTCTAAGTGAAAACAGATACACTACAAGTTCAGTAGTAGATGTAGCAAACACTACAGCCTATGCTTATTACTTTATGTTATTCCCAACAACTAAAGCAGGCGACGGTTGTGGACTAAACTGCGATAGTATGCAGATTGCTGAACTAACATATTACTACGATGCTAACAGCACAACAACATCAACCGCAACAAGTTCTACTATTGTTGACCCAGTAACGGCAGCAGCTAATACTTTATGCTGTGGTGGTAGTGCTGCACCGTTTAATGCTAACAACACAAACACAGCAAAGGTACAAACTTTTGTCAACCGAACAACAGCTGATAGCCAAGTCTACATTGAACAAGTAGGTAACGCTAACCTTATTACTGTAAACCAAAGCGGGACAAAAAATAACTATGCCAAGTATTATGGTAATGGTAGTAGTAATGATATATCAATTAACCAAAGTGGAAATGCTAGTACTATTGCCAACTATACTGATATATCACTCGTCGGCAATAGTAATGTTGTTAGTGTTACTCAACAAAGTACTGGCGGCATAAAGGGTGCATTTATTACTGTTAACGACAGTGGCAATAATATTGTTGTCCAACAAAAGGATAGTGGAAATCATTATGCCGAGGTTAGTGTCAGTGGCGGAAATAAATCAGTAGACATTACTCAACAAGGTAGTGCCGCACATATGGCTAGTGTAACACTAACTGGTCCACAACCTGCCAGCCTTAGCTTAACACAAAGCGGATCAACTCAGCAATTTTATTCTATTACATCTAACTGTACAACAGTTGGCGGCTGTGCTAGAATTACTGTTAATCAAGGACAATAATGATACTATTGGTACAAATACTAGGCGGCATCCTCGGACTAACAATAGCTTGGTTAATTGACTATGGGTTCACTAAGTACCAGAACCTACAGCTTGAAAAGTTGCGCTTACAGCACAAACTAGAGCTAGAAAATTACAAAAACTCCCTATTAAAATCTAGATAAATATTGGATGCTTAAAAACATCTTATTATTAGTGTTTATACTGAGCCTAGCAGGCTGTGCAGGAATACCATTCTGTAACGATAAAGGGCAACCTCCTGGGTGCCGCCATTGGGATCCTGCTACTACAAACGGGGCAGGAATTAGATCGTGAAAAAATTATTAAAGAAAATAGCAGTATCACCATGGACGGCATTATTAACACTAGTCTTAGTTGTAGGTATTAGAGTTGCTGATCCTACATTTGTCGAAAGTGTAAGGTTAAGATATTTCGATACACTAATTACTAGTAAAGAACCAACTGTAAATAATATTGTAACAGTTAACATTGATGAGGCAAGTTTAGACAAATATGGACAATGGCCTTTACCTAGAGCAGAGTATGCCAAAATTATACGAGATTTATATTCAAGGGGAGCAGGCCTTGTCGTACTTAATATTCTCATGCCAGAACCAGACCGTACGGGTGGTGACTACATCCTGGGTAAAACTCTAAAAGAGTTTCCGGTAATCTTAGGTAGTGCTCCTGCACAAAAAACAAAAAACATTCCACGCAATCCAGGTAGTGCTGTACTAGGACCAGAGTGGCTAGATCAAATCGTACAATACCCCGGACTCATTGCTAACATTCCCTCGTTAGAAAATAGTGCCGCAGGTATTGGAATAGTTAACACACTCCCAGAGGTGGATGGTGTGAATCGCCGATTACCTTTAATTGTAACAGTTGATGGTAAGTTATACCCCAGCATAGCTATGGAGACACTCAGAGTTGCAGCAGGCGATTCAACCTTCCAGGTTAAACTCAACGAGAACGGTGTTGAGAAAATGCGTATTCCAAAGTTTGGTCCTGTTACTACAGATAACCTAGGACGAGTTTGGATCGACTGGAGTCAAAAATCTAAATCAGTAAGTTTAACAGACTTGCCTAAAGACCTAGGCGGTGCTATTGTTATAGTAGGACCAAGCGCCGCAGGTATCAGTAATCCATTACCAACAAGCCTTGGTGCTGTGTGGCCGCATGAGGCACAGGCAGCAATTATTGGCACTATGGTAAATGGTGTTGTTATTCAGCGTCCGGATTGGGCCGATGGCGCAGAAATTTTAGCCCTAGCTGTACTGGGCATAGCTTTACTCTTTTTAACGAGGTGGACTTATGTTGGACTTGCTAGTGGTGTTATCGCTCTTGGTATTTTGTACCCTGTATCTCAGTATATGTACACGGCTAATCTTTGGCTTGTTGACATTACCGCCATTGCTGTTGGTACTACTCTTATTCTCCTTCATGCTTACGGTGTTAAGTTCGTAAGTGAGTTCTTACAAAAACAAGCAATTAAGAAACAGTTTGCTGGCTACTGCTCTAAAGAAGTTGTAGAACTACTACAAAAAGATCCAGACTTAATCAAGCGTGGTGTGCGTAAAGATGTATCAGTTATGTTTAGTGACTTGCGTGGATTTACTCCTATTGGTGAACACTACGGTGATGATGTTGCTGGACTTGGCAAGTACATGAACGGTTACATGGATGCTATCAGTCAGCCTATGCTAGATAACAAAGGTATGGTTATCAAGTATGTAGGTGACGCATCAATGCACATACACGGCGCTCCTATTGAAGATCCTAACCATGCTCGTACTATCGTTAAGGTAGGACTTGAGATGTTGGACAAGGTAGACGAGTATACCAAGCTAATGGAAGCACAAGGATTACCTCCAGCCGCAATGGGTTGGGGTTGTAACTCAGGCATTGGCTTTATTGGTGAAATGGGTTCAACAGAACGACACAGTTATGACATCTTAGGTGATATGGTATCAACTGCCGCTCGTTTAGAAGCTCGTTGTAAAGCATATGGTGTATTATGTATTATTGGTGCAGAAACATACAACCGTACTAAAGATGATTTCTTCTACTTGATGTTAGATAACTTACAACCAAAAGGTAAGACTGTAGCAGATTTAATTTATACAGCATTAAGAACACGCGGCGTAGATTATTCCAAAGACAAAGAGCAACACGAAGCCATGCATGCCTTATACAAAGCTAAGAAGTTTGATGAAGCAGCTGCTATGTGTAAAAAGCTAAAAGGTAACTTTGGCGGTCAGATGGACAAGTACTATAAGATTTGGATTGAACGCTGTGACTTTATGAAGCAACAAGATTTGCCAGATAATTGGAATGGCGAGTTTATTGCACATGAAAAATAATTTGACATTATTATTTGCAGAATATACAATAGACAAATGCGTAGAATCTTATCTATACTGGTATTTTTTACCTTTCTATATAATGGGCAATCAAACGCCGCCGATACCAAACCTGTGTCCATCACCGCGAACTCATGGCTAGTTGCAGACAGCACTGGTAAAATTATACAAGGTGAAAATACACAACAACAAAGATCAATTGCTAGCATTACAAAACTAATGACCGTAATGGTAGTGTTAGATGCTAAACAAGATCAAGACGAATTTTTAAAACCTTATACTCGTAAAGAGCTAATTCAACTAGCTCTAGTAAAGAGTGACAACACCGCCGCTAAGATGTTATGTGATTACTATCCAGGCGGCAAGGATGACTGTGTTCGTGCTATGAACGCCAAGGCAAGACAGTTAGGTTTAGAGAACACACACTATATTGAAGCAACTGGTCTTAGTGTTATGAATGTTAGTACAGCAGAAGAACTAATTAAAATTGTTTTAGAATCTGCAAAGTATCCTGAGATTGTAGAAAACAGTAAGACAAATCAAGTTAAGATTAAACTAAAGAAGAAGTGGTTTATCTTTAATAACACAAACCCTATCATTGGTAAACGACACGAGTTTATAGTCAGCAAAACTGGCTACATACGAGCCAGTGGAGGGTGCATTGTTATGATGCTTGATACTGAGATTGGGCGCAGGATTGTAGTAGTATTAGGTAGCAAGAATACTCACACAAGAATTCCTGAAGCGGAATTCATTGCTACACATTATTAAACGCCGTATTTGTTTTTCTTTCTTTTAGCAACAGGGCTAGTTTTATTAACATCAGCCACTTCTTCGCTACGCTTACCAGACCAATTTTGAATAGTACCCGCACCAACTTGCTTGGCCGCTGCTTTAACCATTTCAAATTCTTCTTCGGTATATGTACTAATCAACGGGTCACCGCCGATCCAGTTATCAGCTTCCATCTTAGTAGGAAAGTCAGGAGCACCTGCTAACGCAATTCCCATACGATAGTTCATATATTGTGAACCAGTGGACATATTAAGTGCGGGCAAAGTAGACGCATTTTTCATAGCGGCTTTTTGATCTTTGCTGATCTTCTTCATTCCAGTTTCAGTAATAAATTCTGTTGCTCTCATAGTATTATTTATCTTTGATTTTAAGCAGACGCATATATGAGAACAGTTTAATGTACGCCCATCCTATATCAAACTCCCACCATTTTTTACTGAGCTTGGAACTCGCTGGATCCAAGTGGTGGTTGTTATGAAGCTCCTCGCCACCGATAATAATGCCCCAAGGGCTAATATTACGGCTATGATCTTTAGTTTCTCCATTACGATATCCTATCCAATGTGCTAGTCCGTTAACAACGCCAGCTGCCCAGAACGGGATCCATATCATTTGTACACCCCATATTACTAGGCCCCACGGTCCAAAGAACAATAAGTCTATGACTAGCATTAGAAGAATACCGAGGCGGCTATGGGGTGTATAAATGTTACGCTCAATCCAATCGTTAGGTGTGCCTGCACCGTATTGTTCGACCATTGCAGTATCTTTGCTAGCTTTGTGGTACAGCACAGCACCTTTAAACAGTACAGTCCAGATGCCAAATACATGCGGTGTATGTGGGTCACCTTCCTTATCGCTAAATCTATGATGCTTGCGATGTATAGCAACCCATTGCTTAGTAACCTGCCCGGTTGTTAGCCAGAGCCAGAATCTCATAAAGTGTTCTAACAGAAAGTTAAATTGTAGTCCTCTATGAGCTTGTCCTCTATGTAAAAATACTGTTACACAGACTATGGTTATATGTGTTACTACTAAGGTGTAGATTATCTCGTTCATCTAGTATTTAACAACTTTAAATCTTTGGTAAGAAAAAGTATGCAAACGGAGATTCAAAATTAAAGGAATAAGTGCTAGTTTTATCTAGTAACGATGGCCGGCTTGTACTGTATGTTGGTTCATTATCGACAATTAATGTTGATTCTTTATCTAAGAAATCTTTAGCCCAAAATTGATTTAGGCGTAGTTGATATACATGAATGTAATTACTTCTAACAGATACCCCATTGTTAAACAAGTTATCTGTAGGGAGTCTATTTTCATACCTGACCTTGATAGAATGTGGACCAAACCCTACTGTTCGTTGAAATTTAATTTCGTGGTTTTGTTTCTTAGGCATTTCTCCAGATGAAATTAACTCATCATCAAAATAAAGACTGTATTGTGGAACATTGTCATTCCACCAATCAGAAAATAAAAATACCGAGCAATCAAGTGTTTCTGTAGTTTTCATTATATGCCTGTCTTTAAAAGTTCGATCAACTCGTCCTTAGTGCCAAGATAATCAATTTCAGTAGTACCTAGTCCTGACTTCCTAAGTTGCATCAATGCCCACGCAGGTTGGAATTGCCTAAAGAATACATTAGGTGCAGCAACTGCCAACTTCGGTCTTGGCAAGCAATCAAATATTCTAGCCTTGTTCTCAGCACTAGTTATTGTCATGTCTCTGGCCGCAAAGTAGGCTAACACAATCTCTGGAGTCCAACTTAAAAAATTAAATGGCATGTCATCGACTACAAATCGATTTACTAAGTCGGGTTCGTGGAATATATAACCTTCCTTATTAACATTACCATCTGCGTCATGTACTGATGAGTCCCTCCAATTTTCTGCAAGTAAGTAATCTAAATTTTCGTCAGGGAAATATTCTATAAAGGCAGCACCTGTTAATAACACTCCGCCCTGTTCTCGAACATACTTTGACATATGATACATTGCCGATGGGCCTCCGGCGGCTCTTGTACAATATGTTTTGCATATCATTACCATAGTCTTAACAAACTCTTCGCCGGTGGTACTTACAACTTTAGGAGTATAACCATTTTCGTTACACCACTTATGCGCCCACCATATATCAGTAGCATTTAAATCTTCTAGTTGAAATATAATTGGAGTAAATGGAATGTTTAATCTATGCAATACTTTAGCAACATACTCACTGTCTATGCCGCCACTCATAGCAACATATAAATTTTTGTAATTAGAATAAATGTCTCTTGCTACATTATCTGCAGCTTGATCCATAGGAACAATTTCACTAGGTCCTTGCGGACGCAAATACACTTTCATCTCGCCCTCTTCAGGATAAGGATTAGTATAACTTCTATTAAAACTATATTTGATCCAGTTATCTTTGCCCATTCCAGGCAGGCTATCATAGTCTATGTTTTGAGACCCACTCATTGTAGTGTACCTTTTGTTTTTCTAAATATTTAGAATTAAAATTAGGAGATATTAATTCACTCTGTTCGCAATCTTGTGACCAGGCAGTTTCCCATATTTCTTCGTTTAACTTCCAGTTGTCTTCAGAGTATCTTGTATCTTTATATTTGTATACTGTTACATTAGTTGAATTATCTTTAGGACTACACACAGTAATAAACCAAGCGCCAGGTTGCCATTCCATCATAGTGTATGGATAAACAGTAAACCATCCTGCACCATAAGTTAAGTTTTTATCTTCTTCTAAGAATGATTCAGTATAGTCGCTAGTAAAGTCTTTAGTTGCAGGAACTAGTTGTACACTACTAGATTCTCTAATGTCCCATTTAATCTCAGTTGAAGTTAATTGATTATAAACTCTAGGGTGTACAATCGGAATATGGTCTACATCTAGGAACAAATGTAAAATGCTAGTAGCATTAGACTTAACTGTGTCAACTCGTTGTTCTACTAGCTTTAAATGTGTAGTGTTGATAAAACTTGCAGGTGGAAGATCATGTTGTTCTGAAAAGATGAACCCTTCCCAAATATATACTTCTTTAGTTTCTAAAGTCTCTAAGTTCTTACACTGATGTTCGGTGGTTCCAGACCCTAATGGTTCGCCAGTATACTTAAATGACCACCCATGGTACGGACATACTCTAGCTTTCTTACCAGAGGTATCTTTTAAAATTGAACCTTGATGGGGGCAAATGTTACTGCTTAGGAAGTACTTTCCATTTGAGTTACACAACGCCCAATTGTTGAGTTGAGGGTACACACGCCATTCTGTATCCTTCAAATCATTTACATGACCTAAAAACATTACGATTCCCAGTATATTATATCTGGAGTATTTATTCGTAAAAAATGCTCACTTCAGGGATTACGGTAGCGAATCGTGGTACCCTGGGCAGCAGCCGCCCCACACTTACGGTAACTTAATACCGGTCCTAAGGTGTGTTCTTTACGAGCTACCTCCGGCAGCTTCTTTCTTGTCCGATGGATCAATGTCTTTCTCTTTAGGAAACTTTGCCAAATGGTCAGCTTCGTCCATCGCTTCGTGAAACTTAGCATTAGCTTGTGCCTCGACCTTTTGAGTTTCCATAACACGATCTGATTCAATCATCTTACCACGCAAGTGTAATACTGTGTTTACTTTTTGGTTTAAACGAATTAAGTCGTTATCTAACATACGGATGCGATCTATTAGTGCAATAAGCACAGTATTAGCATCGCTGATAACAGGCTTTACTTCCGTTGTTGCCCAAGTCCATACATACTTGATGATGAACCCCATCCCAACTGCCATTACGATTGGGAAGCCATACTTATTAACTAATTCTACGACATCCA